TATTTCTATCTCAATATTATATATTTTATTGAGATAGGAATACATGCAGATTAGTGATACTTACGTAGTTTGACCCTACGTCGGTTTTGCTTAGGTTATTTCAGTCAGTTCAAAGGACACGGTCAATATTATATAACGTGTTTTCTATGGCCCATAATTATATAGCTTATCTTAATATATATAGGGCCTAACACCCTTATATATATTTTGACCTATATCTTTATGGCTTACCATCCATATACTTTATATAATAGTCCCTACCGCAGGGAAACCTCTTGAACTAACAGGTTTTATCAATTTCACCTTACAGAAATTGAACCCCCTTTCTATTTGTTTAGCACTGATTTGTAACATTTTTATTCGTAAATGTCAGTCGAAATTTTTTAAAAACAAAATAAAAATTAAATAAACATAAAAACATCAGATTTTCTAGTTCCAGCAAACTTTTAAATTTGTATAAAAATGCACCACGCTAATGAATTTATTGGAATCCGATTATTTTAATCCCTTAATTCAGACAGAGGAGAAAGTAATGTTTCACGCTCGTCGTGCCTTTAACGAGGTCCCACTCAATCACATGAACCTATTCTTGTACGTGAGTGTTTCCGTTCAGGATAGAATCTCTGTTTTTCACGGTCAATAAATTAATATTAACTAATCGCCAATAAAATTATTGGGGATGTGATGAACTTTAGGTAGTTCCGATATGTCGTTGGATAACGATTGTGCGAATGGCAGCCCCAGGTCGAGTATGAGCACGCTGGAAAGAACTCCCAAAAACCAAAATAGAAAGTTGCAATGTCTTATCAGTACATGAATTGCAACTCGGGGGAGCCTAATCAGCTTCCCCGCCAACGAAGTGTGGCAGTTATGGCCACACACACCAAGCGAAGTGCGATGATATATGCCGCACAAGACACAACTCACCATTGCGGTTTTGTTGTGCAATATCCGGTAAAGGTTAAAACTAACATGTTAGTTTGCCAGTCAGGGTTTGAGTCATCAGATGAAGAGAATACCGGCTCTTCGATTCTTACCCAAAAACAAATATCCAGAAAAAAATATAAAAAATATATAACTCATAAAAAGAAAATAAAAAATTTTTCTAGGAAAGTTCCTGATGCATCCAAAATGGGTGATCATATTATTAAGTCGGAAAATGACTTACTTGAATGGGAGACTGATCTCTATATTCCAAGTAAACCTCATTATAGTAATTTAGAAATCCAGACCTCTGAAGAAATTAGTGACATGGATGAATATGAATTCCAGGAATTTAGAAAATTGTCTATTTTAGAAAAGTACCGTAAATTCATAGAAAGAATGAATGAACTCCGAGAGGAGTACAAGAGTAAATACAATGAATTTTGGAAACAAGCACAAAGAGATTTGTCTAATGCAAATTATAAGAAATTCATTCACGCTCTAGCTCAAAAATTTCTTGGAGATAAATACAAAGCAGAAATGTCTTCAGATTGGTTAAAAAACTTATTTTGGAATATTTATGTATGTATTAAATTCCTTAGGAGATGTAGAGATTTTGATGAATTTTCTTTAATAGTTATGGAATTTATTGATAAATATAGAGATGTCAAAATTGTTTTTGATACAAAATTACATTCACAAATTAAGGACTATATTCTAAGCGTTTTTCACGACATGAAAGGTTTCTTTTCTCCCCAAAAGAGACAGAATCGAGATCCCAGTGATATTGAAATACAAGGATTAGAAAATTATATTAGTTTTTCACGTGATATTTTGAATAATTACACGCATATCAGCAAATCTCCAATTTTCCAAAAATTGTATCGTGTTTTAATGTATTCCCTTAGTTTCTCACTATTGGGAAAATTTGGTATCTCTTTTGATATGATGAATTACACCAAATTAGAAGCTGAGGCGATTAGACGTAAATTCTACAATAAGAGTAGTTTTGTTTTTTGTATATTAGATACGTTAGTCTTTATTTTTGAAAGAGGTATACAATGTTTTAAAACTGGTGACCTCTCATGTATTTTCCATTCGGGTAATACTTACTCTAAATGGTTTGATGACGCTAAGTTATTGGAAAGACAACATTTACTTATTAATGATCCAGCCTCACACGGTTTTACCGAATTCGATTTTCTTCAGAGATTATCAGATTGCATAGAGAGAGGTGATGCTATAATTAAATTTATGGACAAAAAATCTAGTGATTTTCTATCGATAAATTATTTACTCAACTCAATTAAGATGGTTCAAACCGAGCATCTTACTCTGCGAAAGGCATCAGAAAGTCGAAAGCCCCCTTATGCAATACTAATCAATGGTGAATCAGGTATAGGAAAATCAACTATAAAAGATTTACTCTTTTATCAGTTCGCCCAATTTAATAAATTACCAAATTCCGATGAATTTAAATACACTCGAAATTTTGTAGCGAAGTATTGGGATGGTTTCAGAACTAGTATGTGGGCCACTTTTTTGGATGATGTAGCTTTTATGAATCCTAAAGTCGCCGGACAGGGAGATCCTTCTGTTATGGAATTTTTACAAATTATCAATACAGTACCATTCTGTCCAGATCAAGCGGCCTTAGAAAATAAGGGACGCACTCCATATAAAGGTAAATTGTGCATTGCTACAACAAATACTAAAAATTTGAATGCTCACTTTTACTTCAGTCATGCTACTGCAGCTCAAAGACGATTTCCTTTTATTATAACTCCAGAAGTTAAGGAGGAATATTCCACTGAACAAGGTATGTTGGATTCATCCAAAGTACCTGTCAGTGAAGGATATCCAGATCTGTGGCATTGGAATGTTGATAAAGTTATACCAGCTTCGGTCCATAGCAGTCAGAAGTTAGCAGGTTTTGAACCAGTACTTAAGAATGCTTCTTTAAAAACTTTTCTTACATGGTTCAATAAGTCTATGACTGATCATAATGCAAACCAATCTAAGGTTATGTCTTCTTTAAGTAAGATGCAAAAAATTCAGTATAATGTATGTTGTAATCTTCCATCTACTATGTGTTCTTGTGTTATGATCCAATCCGATGAATTTTATCAATCTTTAATGATTGACACAAAAATTACAATATTCTTCACATTTTTTAGTTACATATTGTACTCTTTTAAAGAGCGTATACTTTGGTATTTTCTAAAGAGACAGTATAAGTTAACAAAAGACAGAATGTTTAAAATTGGTGAAGATGTAAAAAATAGAATAGGATATTCTAAGGAATTAACAGCTTTTATTGGTGTATTATTAGGAGCATATGCTACTTATACATTATATGAGGGTGTTATGTCTTTTAAATCAAATAAAGATGATACATATGAAACTGAAGTCAATTCGGCTGAATCTGAAACTATATTTAGGACACCTCAACCAGACAATGAGAGAGTGAATCCTTGGTATAAAGATGATTATGAAATATCAGCTTTTGATTTATCTCGTGAAACAACATCCTGGAAAAATTTTAGTGTTGGTCAGATCAAGGAGAAACTACAATTCAATTGTTTAAGATTATCTATTAAAACTCAATTTGACGATGAGAATATAACTATCAATAACAACAATGCGTTTGGAATTGGTGGACATTGGTATATCTCGAATAACCATGCTTTTAAAGATAAAGACACTTTTGAAATTGATATCATTAGAGGTTCCCAGATGAACGGTGTTAATAATAATATAAGGATCAAACTCAACTCAACAGATCTTATACGATTTCCTGATAAGGATCTGGTATTTTTCAAAATAAGGAATTTACCAGCTGTTAGGTCTACACTTAATTTATTCCATAAATCCTCATTCAATGCTAGAGGAAACTGTTTTATGTTAGTAAGATCTCAAGATGGAGAACTACACGTAAGAGAATCGCATAAGGTGATATCTAAAAGTGTTAAGTTTGCCAAATTGAATCCACATTTATTAACTAAAATTTGGGAAGGTTCTAATTGTCATGGTACTTCTAAGGGTGACTGTGGTTCACCATGGATTATGATAACACCATCAGGACCTGTCATTTGTGGAATCCATGTCGCTGGCGACAAAAATGTAGCTTGTGCTTTGGACGTTAGTGTAGAAACTCTTGAAGAGGTTCTTAAGGATCAAATCATTTTTGATTGTGGTTCTCCGTTTATATCTTCTGTTACTGTTAAGAGAGATATTCAATCACTACATTTTAAGTCTCCACTTAGATATATTGAACATGGATCAGCAACAGTGTATGGCAGCTTTACAGGATTTAGGGTGGAACCCAAATCACAAGTTTGTTTAACACCAATGTTTGGAATCTTATCAAAAGAAGGTTACAAATTAACCCATGCGAGGCCCCAGATGTCTGGTTATAAACCATGGCGTATAGCCTGTATGGATATGGTTGAACCTGTCACAAATATAGATAACTTCGTTGTAGACACGATAGTCAATGAATTTACTGATAGTATTATTAGTAAAATACCTGAAAAGGAATTACTCATGGCCGAAGTTTATGATGATTTTACTAACATTAACGGCGCTGCTGGTGTGACATATGTTGATAAAATTAACCGAAAAACAAGTGCTGGAAACCCTTGGAAAAAATCTAAATTGTATTTTTTAGAACCTGATGAACCTCGTGGTCAGAATCTTGATCCCGTGAAGGTGGATAAGGAAATTATGGATAGAGTTTTGGAAATGGAAGCTACGTATAGATCTGGAAAAAGAGTGCAACCTAACTTTTGCGCTCATTTGAAAGATGAACCAGTGACCTTTAATAAAGCTAAGGAAGGTAAAACACGAGTTTTTACTGGAGCACCATTCGATTTTACTATAATAGTCAGGAGATATTATTTATCACTAATACGTGTTATACAGAGGAATAGATATACATTTGAAGCCGCACCAGGAACCATAGCTCAGTCGAGAGAATGGACAGAAATGTACCATTATTTAACTAAGTTTGGTACCAACAAAATTGTGGCTGGGGACTATAAATCTTATGATAAGAAAATGAGTCCTATATTTATACTTTCTGCTTTTGAAATTCTTATTAGGATTGCTAAAGCAAGTGGTAATTACACTCCGGATGATATTAAAGTCATGTATGGTATTGCTGAAGATATAGCATTTCCATTAGTTGATTTCAATGGTGACCTCATCCAATTTTTCGGTAGTAACCCATCTGGACATCCATTGACAGTCATAATTAATTCTCTTGTTAATTCCATTTATATGCGTTATGCATATTACAAACTGAATCCTAACCATGAAACTTTAACATTTCAAGAAAATGTGTCACTTATGACATATGGTGATGATAATATAATGGGCATATCAAATTCCATTCCATGGTTCCATCATACATCTATACAAGAAGAATTTAGGAAAATAGGAATTATTTATACGATGGCCGATAAGGAAGCCGAAAGTGAACCTTATATTGATATATCTCAAGCCTCTTTTTTAAAGAGATCCTGGCGTTGGGATGACGAAATAGAAGAATTCATGCCTATTATCGAACATGATTCTATACAGAGGAGTTTGATGATTTGGACAACTTCAAAAAGTATATGTTCACAGGAACAATCTATAGAGATTATAACATCTGCTATGGGAGAGTATTTCTTCTATGGGCGGGATATTTATAAGCAGAAATGCGAATTATTTAAACGAGTTGTTGATACTCTAGATCTCAACATATGGGTGAAAGATAATACTTTCACTCCATACGATGAGATCGCTAAAAAATTTAAAGAATCGGAAAATCTCATTGAGAGAAATTCGTAAATTAGATTCTTACCTATGGGCGTTTAAGAGCACGTCCACAAAACCAAAAACTCTTTATTTATTATAGTTACTTATCAAGATATATGGAATCTGTAAGTCGAGAGAGAGGATAATAAATATATATCTACCAGAGCGTTCCTCAAAATCTCTATTTAGAGAAGTGTTGGTTGATACACTATGATTCCAAGTCGTCTAGAATATAGGGTATAAAACTAGATTAGACTATAAAACACCGACCTGCACAAAAACAACCCCCCCAATACAAAGATCATGTCTGCGCAGAAGCCATGGTCACGGAGACGCCGAGCGTTTATCCGTCGAAATCTGCAATTAATGAATCTCTCGCGCTCTGCAACAATTGCCGAGAATATTACGCGAGACTTATTTACTGTTGTGAAAATTATCATGCAGATGATAACTTGGATTACTCAGATTTTTCAAACAATACAGATTGTTTGTTTAATTCACGAACAGTTGATCTGCAAATTCAAACAGATCAAATACTAATGTCGAATGAGAAGATAGATACAAGTGAAGACAACCATGAGATAATGGCTATGGGAGATAATACTCCTGTATCTATAACCAATGCTCCTTCTATAGTAGATGAGTCATTCCGAGATGGTTTTTCAGTTAATGCACAATTATCTGATTTCTTAAAACGTCCTGTACTCATAGACACCATAATATGGACAGAAGGTTCAAGTGTTCTTTCAATTATAAAACCCTGGTTTTTGTATTTTAATAAACCTAGTATCACTCGAAAGTTACAAAATTATGGCTATATTAACTGCAATTTGAAAGTCCGAGTAGTGGTTAATGCTTCACCCTTTTATTATGGGTATGCTGTATGCTTGTACCAACCAATGTTTGGAGGAGGATATGATCCCGGAAGACTACACAACTCAACACAAAGAGTTGGTTCTTTTATGGCTAGTACTTGTAGACAGCGTATAGATATCTTACCCTCCAAAAATCAAGGAGGAGAGATGACACTACCTTTTATCTGGAAAGCTAATTGGTTAAAAATTGGTGTCGCTTCTGATTTTTCTAATATGGGAGAATTTGTCATAACATCAACAGACGTTTTGTATAATGCAAATTCAACAATAGGAACTGATGTTACACTTCAAGTTTTTGCTTGGGCAGAAGATGTTGTTGTTTCAGCTCCAACTTCTGAATTACCTCTACAAACTGATGAATATCGTCAGGCTGGTAAAATTTCATCTATAGCTACTACTGTAGCAGATACAATGGACCTTGCTGTAGGAGCTATACCACCGCTACTTAAGCCCTATGCACTAGCAACATCAATTGGTGCCAGAGGGATATCAGCGATAGCTAGCATATTTGGTTTTACAAATGTCCCAGTTATAGATGATGTAACGGGTTTTAAGAACCTACCTTTTCATGGTATTGCTTCCAGTGAGATATCCACACCTCAAGAGAAATTGACCCTTGATCCGAAAAATGAATTAACTATTGATAATCGCATAGCGGGTGGTGATGGAACAGATGAATTAGCTATTCAATACCTATGTAGTAAGAAAAATGTCTTCTCCCTCAGAAATTGGTTATCTACCGATGCACCAGGGGATGTGATATGTGAAATTAATGTCACACCAAATCTTTCATTAGGTGTAGATGGTGTTTATACTTTAAATTCAATTGATCCATGTTATCATCCCCCTATGGCTTTAGTTGCTAAGAATTTCAACTATTGGCGAGGGACTATGGTTTACAGATTCAAATTTATTTGTTCACAGTACCATAGAGGACGTATAGCTATTCTTTGGGATCCTGTTCATGGGATTGCTTCTAATTTCGATTATACCACAAATTATAGTCGCATAGTAGACTTAGCTGAGGAGAGTGAAATTATAATTAAAGTGCCATTTATGCAACCAACTTCACATTTGTACTTGGGGTTTGATCCAATTATAGCAAATATACCGTGTGGTACAGCAACAGTGGCTTCCTTTTCTGAAAATAGACATAATGGCAAGTTGATACTTAAAGTATTGACAAATCAAACTTCACCAGTGGCAAGTGCTGATGTACTTGTTTACGTTGAGACATCTATGGAAGATGCTGATTTTGCTGCTCCTCGTGATCCACAACAAGTAGCTTATGGATCATACCTTCAAATTCAAACTGATGAACGACAAGTGACGGTCAAGGAATGCAACATAGCTGATGTTGAAATTAAACCTCCTCAAAATTTACATAAAGTTTATATGGGAGAGAAAATTTCTTCAATGAGAGCATTAATGAGAAGAAGAGCTTTTTATACATCTTTAGTTGGTCCTAGTGTAGCTACTAGTTCTGCTTCAGTATGGACACCGCTATTATCGAGAAAACCATTATATGCAGGATATGATCTAGCCAACACCACAACAGATGCCGTATCTACAGTAGCTGTTGGGAGTTTTGGTTTTAATTATGTGAATGAACTAGTTTGCAATTTATTTGCTCCATGTTTTGTTGGTGAGAGAGGAAGTTATAATTATGATTTTAATTATACAACTAATGCCTCAACAGGATCTGATAACATATCTTTTAGTAGAACATATCATACTTATCCAGCTTATTATGAAAGGTCCTTTACTTCCACTACTTCAAATACTAGTCAGGTAAAACAAAGCACAATATTGGATTCTTTATCTAACATCGGTAAAAATGGATCGGCATTAACTAATCAAAAAACGCAATCAGGCTTGTCAATTCAAGTTCCTTTTTACTCTCGTTATAGATTTACAAATACTAATCCTATTCATCGCAGGATGGGTCTACCTTATGATGATTCAGATTTTGATAATATTATTGGTACTTTAAATCAACCTAATATAGTAAATGATCTATCGAAGAATTATATTAGTAATTCCTTTGAAGTTTACTGTGGTATAGGAACTGATTACCAACTACTTTACTTTGTTAATGTACCATCTGTATGGTACTATATTAACCGACCCACTCCTTAATTAAGTGGGATAGTTTATTCTTCTATTTCAAAAAGAATACCTAACGCCTTTTAGCAATTTGGGCAATATTAAATTGAACAGTATGGCACCACCATATTGGCCTATAAGGTTTTAGACGAAC